TATAGAAATTTTTGTTTAAATAGACCTGACAAACACTATAATAAATTATCAAAGACTGAAAAAGAATTAGGTGGTATTCCTAATTCAAGTGAAGCAGTAAAACAAGCACACGCTTCTGCAATAGAATCTTACATAGATGCAAACATAGGAATGAAAGAAAATAATGAAATGGGTGATTGCATTTTTACAAGAACTTTAGAAGATTGGGCAAAATTTGACATAAGTAATAGAACTAAGTTTGATGCTAGTATTTCCTCGGGGTTAGCGATTATGGCTTGTCAGAAACACCTATATATACCTCAGCAAAAAGTTTCAAAAATAAAGGTTAACTTTGCAAGGTATAGTAATAAAGGTACAATAAGCGAAATTATTAGATGAAGAAAGTAGACATTAACATATCATCTACAGGATTTCCTAGTCAATTTGTTTCAGATTCAGAAAAAGCTACTGACGAATTTGGTTTACAAATCGGACAAGCTATTCAGTACGAATGGTTTAAAAGAGACGGAAATAGTTGTAGGTATTATAATCAATGGAGAGACTTCCATAGACTCAGATTATACGCAAGAGGAGAACAGTCAGTAGCTAAATACAAAAATGAATTAGCAATAGATGGTGATTTGTCTTATCTAAATTTAGATTGGACACCTGTACCTGTATTGCCTAAGTTTGTTGATATTGTAGTAAACGGAATGCAGAGCAGAGAATTTGTACCTAAAGCTTTTGCTCAAGATGCATTATCACAATCTAAAAGAAGCAAGTACCAACAGATGGTTGAGGGACAAATGGTCGCAAAACCTATGCTTGAAACTATACAAAAGAAAACCGGAGCAAATCCTTTTACAGTAGAGCCTGAAGAACTTCCGAATTCTGATGAAGAGTTGAAGTTGTATATGCAATTAAATTATAAACCTGCAATAGAAATAGCTGAAGAAGAAGCAATTAGTACTTTGTTTGAAGCTAATAAATATGATGACACAAGAAAGAGGTTAGATTATGATATGACTGTTCTAGGTTTAGCAGTTGCGAAGCACGAGTTTTTACCCGGAGATGGAGTAAAGATTAGTTATGTAGACCCTGCTAATATAGTATATAGTTATACTGAAGACCCTTACTTTAGAGATTGTTTTTATTGGGGTGAGATTAAAACTCTTCCTATTATAGAATTAAAAAAGATTGACCCAACTTTAACTAATGAAGATTTAGATGAGATATCTCAATATTCTCAGAGTTGGTATGATTATTATAATAATGCACAAGCATATCAAAACGATATCTTTTATAAAGATACTGCAACCGTTATGTACTTTAATTATAAAACAACAAAAAAAGTTGTTTATAAAAGAAAAGTAAAAGATAATGGTAATGTAAGTATGATTGAAAAAGATGATAATTTCAATCCACCTGATGAAATGATGGATGAAGGTAACTTTACAAAAGAGTCAAAAACTATTGATGTATGGTATGAAGGTGTTATGGTTATGGGAACTAATATTCTTTTACAGTGGAAGCTAATGGAGAATATGGTTAGACCACAATCTGCAACACAACACGCTATACCTAATTATGTAGCTAATGCACCAAGAATGTACAAAGGAGTAATTGAGTCTTTAGTTAGACGTATGGTTCCTTTTGCAGACTTGATTCAAATCACACATTTAAAACTACAACAAGTTATATCTAGAGTTGTGCCTGATGGTGTATTTATTGATGCCGATGGATTGGGTGAAGTTGATTTAGGAAACGGAAACGCATATAATCCTGAAGATGCTTTAAGATTATATTTTCAAACAGGTAGTGTAATAGGTAGAAGTTATACTCAAGATGGTGATTATAACCAAGGTAAAGTTCCTATTAAAGAATTGACTTCAAATTCAGGAGCATCTAAAACACAAATGCTTATAACTAATTATAATCATTATTTAAACCAAATTAGAACTGTAACAGGTCTTAATGAGGCAAGAGATGCGAGTATGCCTGATTCAAACTCTTTAGTTGGATTACAAAAAATGGCGGCATTAAATTCTAATGTAGCTACAAGACATATACTACAAGCAGGTTTATATATTTATAAAAGTTTATCTGAAGCTATAACTTATAGAGTAGCAGATATTTTACAGTATGCTGACTTTAAAGAAGAGTTTATAAATCAAATAGGTAAATACAACGTATCTATACTTGGAGATATCTCTGACTTATATATTTATGATTTTGGAATATTTATTGAACTATCACCTGATGAAGAACAAAAAGCACAATTAGAACAAAATATTCAAATGGCTTTATCTAAAGGAGATATTAATCTTGAAGATGCAATTGATATTCGTGAAATAAAAAATATGAAACTTGCTAATCAGCTTTTGAAAATGAAGCGTATTTCTAAGCAAGAAAGAGAAGAGAAGATGGCTATGCAACAACAAGCTATGAAATCTCAACAAATGATTAAGCAACAAGAAATGACTATACAAGCTAATCAGCAAAAGTTGCAAATGGAAACTCAAGCTAAATTACAATTTAGACAAGGAGATATTGCTTTTGAAATAGAAAAAATGAAACAAGAAGCAATGTTGAAGTCACAATTAATGCAAGAAGAGTTTGCAATAAATATGCAATTAAGACAGATGGATGCTCAAGGCTTACAGTCTAGAGAAGACCAAAGAGAAAAAGCAAAGTCTGAACGTATATCTCAAGCTAATTCTGAACAATCTAAATTAATCAATCAACGTAAGAACAATCTTCCACCAATGAATTTTGAATCTAATGAAGATAGTTTGGATGGCTTTGATTTAGCTGAGTTCAACCCGAGATAAGTTGTCTAAAAGTATATTATTTTTTGTGTAACTTTGTATAAAATTAAATTTAATAAAATATGGAAATAAAAGTAAAAGAAGTCGGAGCGACTGAAGAAAAGTCTGTACAACAAGTTGAACAAGAATTGTTAGACAAACATCAGGAGTCAACAACAGGACAACCTCCTGTAGCAGAAGATAAGGTTGTTGAGTCTACTAAAGTAGAAACTACAACAGAAGAAAAAAAACCGGAACCTGAAGCTGAGAAGAAGCAAGTTCCACAAGAAGAAATTAAAACTCAATCCTCAGAGTTAAGTGAGGATGACGTTCTTAAATATATTGGAAATAGATACGGTAAAGAGTATAAATCTCTTGACGAGTTAAATCAACAGAGAGAGGAGAAACCTCTTCCTGAAGATGTAGCTAAGTATCTTAAATACAAAAAAGAAACGGGTCGTGGATTCGAGGACTTTGCAAAAATGCAAAAGAACTATGATGAAATGGAACCCGATAGATTGCTAAGAGAATATCTAACTGCAACTGAAAAAGGTCTTGATGCTGAAGACATCACAGAACTTATGGAAGATTATCAATACGATGAAGATGTTGATGATGAAAAGCAAATTAGAAAAATTAAATTAGCAAAGAAAAAAACTATTGCTAAAGCCAAAGATTTTTTTGTCAAGCAACAGGAGTTATATAAGGTCCCTCTCGAGTCGAAAAGGGATTCTATTCCTGAATCTGAAACAGACGAATACAAGGCATATAAGCAATATATAGCTGAAGCGAAGACAATCGGTGAACGGAACTCAAGAGCGAGGGAAGTTTATCTAGAAAAAACAAACAATGTATTCAGTGAGTTCAAAGGTTTTGAGTTTACGCTAGACGATAACAAAGTTTACTTTTCACCCGGTGATGCAGATGAGTTGTTAAAAGTTCATTCTAATCCTAGTACTTTTATTGAAAAGTATCAGGAGTCAGATGGTTCTCTTAAAAACGCAGAAGGTTACCACAGGTCACTAGCAATGGCAATGCATCCTGAGAAGTTTGCTAAATTCTTTTATGAGCAGGGCAAATCTGCAGCAGCAGATGAGCAAATGAGAAAGTTGAAAAATGTAAATATGACTACTCGTACCGCTCCGGAAGTTGGAAGCACAAAATCAGGTATGCAAATAAAATCTATAAACACCGACCACGGTAGGGGTTTAAAGATTAGGAGTAATAAAAAGTAAAATTGTTAAACTAAAAAATTAAAAAATGAGTGTATTAAACGTACCCGGTTTTGACTTACAACCAAGTGCACAAAGAGTGCCGTTGAAGTCTAACTACATTACCAATTTTGATTTCTTGAATCAGTATCTACCTGATACTTATGAAAAAGAATTTGAAAGATATGGTAATAGAACAATCGCATCCTTCCTAAGAATGGTAGGTGCAGAAATGCCATCTAACTCTGACCTTATCAAATGGGCAGAACAAGGAAGATTGCATACTAAATATGTAAAGTGTACAACTGCGGCATTAATTAATGCTGACGAAGCTGACTTCACTATTGGAGATGCAGGTGTCCCTGCTTTCGGTGCTAGTAATAGTATCGCTATTAGAAAAGGACAAACTGTATATATCTCTGATAATGCAGGTGGTGGTTCAGCTAAAGCAGTAGTAACTAAAGTTGATTATGCTACTAAAGTAGTAAGTGTTGCATTCTATGACAACAATGGAATACCGGTAGCAGGAGCAGGTCTTGAGTTTACAATGTTCATCTACGGTTCTGAATTCAGAAAAGGAACAGTAGGAATGGAAGATTCTCTAGAAGCTGATGACTTCATCTTTGAAAACTCTCCAATTATCATTAAAGATAAATATGCAGTATCAGGTTCTGATATGGCACAGATTGGATGGGTTGAAGTAACAACTGAAAATGGAGCAAATGGATACCTATGGTATATGAAGTCTGAGCACGAAACTAGATTGAGATTTGACGACTATCTAGAGACTGCAATGATTGAAGCAGTTCCTGCAGGTAATACTTCAGGTGCAGCTACTCAAGCAGTAGCAGGTGCTGAGATGGTAGGTAACAAAGGTTCAGATGGTATCTTCTACGCAGTAGAGCAAAGAGGAAACATTTGGGGTGGAGGAAACCCAACTATTTTAGCTGATTGGGATTCTATCATTTCTAGACTTGATAAGCAAGGTGCTATTGAAGAGAATGTTGTATTTGTAGATAGAGATTTCTCTTTCGACATTGACGATATGCTTTCTCAGCAGTCATCTAATGCAGCAGGTGGTGTATCTTATGGTCTTTTTGACAATGAGAAAGAAATGGCACTTAACTTAGGATTCACAGGATTTAGAAGAGGTTATGACTTCTATAAGTCTGATTGGAAATATTTGAATGACCCAACAATGAGAGGTGGATTACCTACAGGTGCAGGGTCAGGTAGAGTTAATGGACTTTTAGTTCCTGCAGGTTCTACTTCAGTATATGACCAAATCCTTGGTAAAAATGCTAAGAGACCATTCTTGCACGTTAGATATAGAGCTTCAGAAACTGAAGACAGACGTTACAAGACTTGGATTACAGGTTCTGCAGGTGGAGCAGAAACTTCTAGCTTAGATGCTATGGAGGTTCACTTCCTATCTGAAAGAGCAGTATGTACTTTAGGTGCAAACAACTTCTTCTTATTCCAAGAGTAAGCAGATATTTAATAGGGGAGTGTCTTCAAAGACACTCCCTTTTTTTAAACTTTAATTTAAATTTAATACAATGAAAAAAAAGACGACAACTGTTTACGTTGATAAGCAGTATAAACTAACAAGAGATGTAGCACCTCTTTCCTTTATGCTACCAATAAAACATTCAAGAAGATTTCCTTTATTACATTTTGATGAGAGCACAGGTACAAACCGTGAACTTAGATATGCTAGAAATCAAAAGTCACCTTTTGTTGATAAGCAAGATGGTAATGCTTTGCTAGAGCCTGTAATATTTGAAGATGGATTTTTGTTTGTTAGAAAAGAAAACCAAGTACTTCAACAATTTCTACATTATCATCCTTTAAACGGAACTAAGTTTGTTGAGGTAGATAAATCTAAAGATGCTGCACAAGTAGTAGACCAACTTATGATTGAAGCAGATGCTTTAGTCGAAGCTAAGAAACTATCTCTTGAGCAATTAGAGAATGTATGTAGAGTTTTGTTTAATACGAATGTAGATAAACTAACTACTGCAGAAATGAAAAGAGATGTTTTAGTTTTTGCTAAGAACAATCCTCAAGATTTTCTAGATATTTGTAGCGACCCTGAATTAAAGATTATGGGTATGGTACAATCATTCTTTGATAAAGGGCATTTAGCTTATAGAAAAAGTAAAAAGGAAGTATGGTATAACACCCCAACTAATAAAACTAAAATGCTTAATGTACCATTCGGTGCTGATGGTTTAGATTTAGTTGTTTCTTATTTACAATCAGACGAAGGTATTGACGTACTTAAACACCTCGAAACACTATAATATAATATTGTATCTTTGTGGTTTAGTGCTTACACCACGAAGGTGTAGGTTTTTTTACTAACCTTAAATTATTTATTATGTTAAAGTATTTAGAATTTGAAACTGAAACCGGAAAAGAACTTGTAGCTTGTGATGCTATTTTAAATGTCCAAGTAGCAACAAGTCAACTAGCGTACATTCAGTTAAAAGGTTCAAATTATAGAATCGAAGTTAAAGGAAGTGATTTGACAAGTGGTTTTCAAGAAGTTGTTAATGAGGCTCTTTTTATAGCTGCCACAACAAATTGGATGAAACCGATTTCAAAGGTTGTGTTTGAAGGAGATTATTCAGACGTAAGCCTTAAGAGTTTAGATTTTCAGTGTATTACTTGTATTGAAGTCAATCCTTAAACTTAAATCTACCTAACTAAAAGCGAGACCTCTTCATTTTGAAGGGGTCTTTTTTTTTTAGTTATCTTTGTACAAAAGATTACAGATGATAAATTCAGTAAGACAAACAGTGATGTCCATCCTGAATAAAAATAATTACGGATATATTTCTCCGTCAGATTTTAACTTGTTTGCAAAACAAGCACAGTTAGATTTATTTGAAACATATTTTTATTCATACAACTATCAGTTGCAGAAAGAAAATGCAAGACAGTCAGGAACAGGATATGCAGATATAACAAAGGGATTGGAAGAAGTTATTGATACTTTTTCTGTTACGTTACCTTTGTTAAATGCGGGTGGGAACAATTATTTTTTACCATCTTTAACAACGACAAATAATGATTATTATTTAATTAATAAAAACTTAGTACATAATAATCTAATAGTATCAGGAACAACTGATGGAGTTGTGGGTGGTCAAAATGCTATTGTTGACGGTTCGGCTACATTTACAACAGATGGTATTTCTATAGGAGATATTGTTGGAATAACTATAGCCGGAGTAACTTATAATTATACTGTTCTGAATATACTAAATGACACTACTATTCAAACAAGTGGTAACAACATTAACGTACAACCGCTTTTATATTCTATTTATAAAAAAGGAGATATAAAGGAAGCTGAAAAAGTTACACATACTAAGATAACAATGCTTAATAATTCAATATTGACTAAGCCTAATTTAACATATCCTGCATATACTCAAAACGGATTGACTGTTGAAATATATCCTGATACAGTAAGTAATGTTGGGCAATTGGTTTCTCAATATATAAGATTTCCTTTTACACCTAAATGGACATATGTTACTTTAACTAACGGAGAACCTGCATTTGATGAGACTGCAGTTGATTATCAAGACTTTGAACTACCAAATGATGACGAAGTAAATTTAGTTATGAAGATACTTCAATATGCCGGAATGAGTATTAGAGAGATTCAAGCAGTTCAATTTGCAGGAAGTGAAGAAGCACAAAGCGAACAACAAGAAAAATAATTATGGCATATATAAACGATTATCAATATTATGAAAATGGCGGTGCAAATCCTGAAGATGCTAATTGGGGTTCATATCAATATGTTTCATTAGAAGATATTGTCAACAATTTTATGTTGATGTATACAGGAAACCATAGTATTGTAAACAACGAAGAAAGGTACAAAGTATTATTCCACGCAAAAAGAGCGATACAGGAATTAAACTATGATGCTTTTAAAGAAATTAAAATTTTAGAATTAAGCGTATGTGATACACTAAGATATGTCTTACCTAATGACTACGTTAATTGGGTGAGGATTTCTATGTATAAAGATGGATTGTTATATCCATTAAGTGAGAACATACAAACCAATTGGTCTTCTGCATATTTACAAGATAGTGATTGTAGAATTCTTTTTGATATAGATGGCAACGCATTAAAACCTCAACATTCAGATTTAGATTATGATAGAATTTATGGTGGTAAAAGGTCTATTTATCTAAATGCAAATTCCCCTTACAATGGTAAAGAAGGATATTTTTGTGACGGTGAATGGTTTTTTGAGTATGGTATTGGTGCTCACTACGGATTAAATACGGAGACTGCCAACGCTAATCCTACCTTTAAGATTAATCCAAAGGGTGGTGTTATTAACTTTAGTTCAGGAATGTCAGGAGAACTCTGTGTGTTAGAATATGTATCAGATGGTATGGAAAATGGTAACGATAGTTTAGTTACTGTAAATAAATTATTTGAAGATTATATCTATGCCGCAATTGAGTTTGCAATACTTGGTTCTAAAGTTGGTGTACAAGAGTACATCGTAAATAGACTGAGAAAGCGTAAATCAGCATTGCTTAGAAACGCAAAAATCAGAATAAGTAATATACACCCCGGAAGACTTTTAATGAATATGAGGGGTAGAGATAAGTGGATTAAATAATATGGCTACTACGACAAGAAATTTTACTCAAGGGAAAATGAATAAAATGGTGGATGAACGTCTTGTCCCTCAAGGGCAGTACGTTGATGCACTTAATGTTCGTATGGGTTCTACTGAAGGCTCTGAAATAGGTGTAATAGAGAACTCTAAGGGTAACGAACAATTAACCTCTCTAAAGTATTTAAATGATAATTTAAGCAATCAAGCTAAATGTATTGGTGCTTTTGAAGATGGTGCTTTTGAAACTATGTATTGGTTTGTTCACGACCCTAATTTTGGTGGACCCGGAACATTAACAGGTGTAGTTGATTTAATTGTTTCATACAATGCACAGACTTTACTATTAAGATACCACGTTATTAGTATTGGCGACCCACTAGATACAACACAAACTAAAACCACATTAAACTTTAATTCTGATTACTTAATTACAGGAGTAAATAAAATTGAAAATTTATTGTATTGGACAGATAATTATAATCCACCAAGACAAATAAATGTAACTAAAAATTACCCAAATCCTGTCGCATCACTAGATACATTTTCTGCTGAAGAGATTATGGTTATTAAAAAACCACCTTCAGAAGTACCTTTGGTAACCCCTGTAGCAACTTCAAGTCAAGATAACTTTTTAGAAGATAGGTTTATTTGTTTTGCATACAGATATAAATATGCTGATGGTGAGTATTCAGCAACGTCACAATTTTCAGAACCTAGCTTTATACCTAATACATTTAAATATGATATCAGTACGGCATTAAATTCAGGTATGTTAAATAGTACTAATGCTGCTACAATAAGATATAATTCAGGTGGTCCTTTAGTAAAGGAAGTAGATATACTTTTTAAAGATATGAATAGTTCAATAATTAAAGTTATTGAATCATTAAACAAGGAAGATGTAGGATTAGCTGATAATACAGAATACAATTTTAATTTTAACAACAGTAAGATATTTACTATTCTGCCTTCGTCAGAAATTTTGAGACTATATGATAATGTACCGCATTTAGCACAGGCTCAAACAATGATGGGTAACAGATTAATGTATGGTAATTATTATGAGCAATATGATTTATCGAGAGAGTCGGTACCAACTAAGTTTGAATATACTGTAGGTACAAATCAAGAATCAATAGGTAGAACTGACTTAGAAGGTTTAACTGTACAGGGAAACTATAGTATTAATGGTGCTCAAGCAATACAGAATAGTGTTGTTGAAGTAAATTTAGATGGATTAGACTTAATACAGGGTGCTACGTTAAATATATTGATAAGGTTTGAACACAACAGTTGGACAGGACAAGCACCATTCCCTGCTGATACAACACAAGAGCAAGATATAGAATTTACATATATACTACCAACAGACTTCAATTCAGTATATGATTTAGCTACTTCGGTAGATTTTGCTGAGAAGGTTGGTGTTACAACTAACATTCAAACAGTTGCCAATTCTTGTAATGGTACAACATTAACTGACTTGTTTAATTGTGTTATCTCAAATGAATTATCAGGATTATTTAAATACGAAAGTGGTATAAGTGCTACAGGTCAACCTATAGAAATTATTGCTTCTCCGGGTTCAACTAGCATAAAGCTTCAGCTTTTAGCTATGTCTTTTGTAGACGACCCTACAGGTGTGGCTATAACACAAACAGTATGGGAGTACTATAAAATAAACTTAGTAGATGCGGTATACCAAGAATTAGGAGACCCATCAAGTCTACATAGTAACAGAGGATATGAGGTTGGTATTGTTTATATGGATGAATTTAATAGAGCATCTTCAGCACAAGTTAGTTTAAATAATAATGTGCATATTCCTTGTTCTTCATCAGAATTTAAAAATACAATTAGTGTAAATATACCAACATCACAACTTGCACCATCTTGGGCAACTAGATATAAGTTTTGTATAAAGCCTGATAAGGAGCAATACAATACAATATATTCACAGTTCTTTTTCAGAGACCCTGCTAGTGGAGCAGATTACTTTTTATTAGAAGGTCAGAACTCACAAAAAATAGAACTTGGTGATGAATTAATTGTAAAAGTAGACACTCAAGGTCCAAGAGATAGTTGTACATATACAACGGTTCTTGAAAAAGATGCCAAAACAAAAGACTTTTTGGACCCTGCTCCGATTGATGTTAATGGAAACGATATCCCTGTACCTGCCGGTACTTATATGAAACTAAGAGCGAATAATTTTTCTACTGAGGTAGGAGATTTACCGGTTGTTGCTTATGGAGAAAAAAATAATAACGGAAGTGGTTGTAGGTCTATTAACTACCCTGTAGATACAGAAGACCCAAACAACCCCGGTAGTTATATAGATTACAGTTTACCTGCAGGTACTAAAGTTAATATAAAACTTAGAAGTTACAGAAGGGGTAACATAGATTCTTTATTTGGAAATGTTCCTAAAAAACTATGGCAAGTTGATACAACTTTTACCGCTTCTCAGGAATATAGTAATTTTAAAAATTGGTTTGAAGGAGATAATATTGCCGGTGCTTTATCAGGTTTAGCAAATGATGACGGTACAGGAGTTGACGGTCCTAATTATAGTAATAACTATCAGTCTGCAGGTAATAGACCTTGTAGCGTTGGTAATGTTTACTCAAACTTTTATCAATCCGGAGGAAGAACATATTTTGTTTTTAAAGCATCGAAGGGATATGGTGGTAGTAAAAAGGAATCTAGATGTAGAGTTGATATTGAGGTAATTAGAGCAAGTGGATTAACTGTATTTGAAACATTACCAAAAGATGCTTCTCCTGATTTGTGGTATGAGTCATCTCAATCTTATGCAATCAACACTGCTACCGGTGAACATTCTGGAAATAAGCAAGACCAAGATATTGCAACAAACTCTCCTGCTATTATAAAAACTGCATTCTTTAATTGTTTTTCATTTGGAAATGGAGTTGAAAGTTATAGAATTCAAGATTCTATTATTGGTAAAGAAATGGTATTGGGTAACAGAGCATTTACAACTACCGCTCAAACCTACAAAGAAGAGCATAGGTTTGCCGATATAACTTATAGTGGTGTATATAATGCAGAATCTAACGTAAACAAACTAAACGAGTTTAATGCAGGGTTACTAAACTTTAAAGCTTTAGAACAATCATTTGGACCTGTTCAAAAATTATTTGCAAGAGAGACAGATATACTTACATTACAAGAAGATAAAATATCTTATGTATTATCAGGAAAGAATTTGCTTTCAGATGCTGCAGGTGGAAGTGCATTAACCTCTGTACCTGAAGTTTTAGGAACACAAATAGCTAGGATAGAAGAGTATGGTATAAGCCATAACCCTGAAAGCTTTGCTCAATATGGACCTGACAAATATTTTACTGATGGTAAACGAGGAGTTGTTTTGCAACTTACAGGAACCTCAGCACAAAACGAAAGATTAAAAGCCATATCTGCAGAAGGTATGAGACCTTGGTTTAGAGATTTATTTAATGATAGTTTGTTTACTCAAAAATTAGGAGGGTACGATACTTATATGAATGAGTTTGTATTAGCATCTAATTGTACAGAAATTCCTTTAGAGATTGATTGTACTCAATGTGGTATAACACAACAAGTTCTTTTACAAACTCAAAAAGAAGTGTTTACATATTGCGTTGATGTAGGTGAAACTATAGGGACAGTTGATATTGACTATACGGTAGATTCTTCTTCTTTAGTAGGAACTTTTAAAATTGATGCTGAATATGGTTTACAGAATGTTACTACAGGAAATGTTTCTACAGGAGGCACTTTAAGTTTTAATAAAAACTTAATCTTAAATCAAGAAGCACAGATAACAATACAAACATCGGGTTATGCTTCTATTACATTAACTGTTAATTGTCCTCAAGCTGAGATAATTACAATTAAATTGGTACACTTAAATAGTGATGCTGATACAGGTTTAAGTATACACGATGAATATCGTTGGGTTGATGGACCTTTTATATCTCCTCTTCAATCTGAAGAAGTTACAATGATAGGTGGTACTTATCCTATTGTTTCTTTATATGAAGATATAACAGGACCACAAGGAGGTGGTGTTATACCAACTAATGGCTCTACTGTTTCTATGTACTCTAATCTTCTTGGAGCAGATGACTATGTATTTAATCCTGTTCAAGATGACTTTAAGTATTTAAGAACAGATACATTATATGGTAATAATCCTGCAGACATTCTCGCATTGTTAGCGGCATCTTCACAGGCTACACCAATAAACCCACCGGCAAATGGTAATACTGCATATTATGCGGACTTTACAATGCCAAACCAAGGACAATATTTATATTTAATTTGGGACTTTAGAACAAGTACACCATTAGATTTGTGTTATGGAGCATCTCCAACAGAAGCTTGTTGTTCTTGTGAAGGGTCAGGTCCTTCGGCTACTATTTGGGGACTTTCTGATTGTGATACCGGTAACCTTGTAATTATTGAAGACACTAATAGTCTTTACAGTGTTGGGGATGTGGTTCAATATCAAAGCACTGTAGGTGGAACAATTAGATGTGGTGAAATTTTAGCACCATCTGTTTTAACTCCTACCGGAACACTTTATGGAACAGGTGTATCATATGTTTGTGGTGACACAACTCATTGTAATATCCCTGACCCAAGTGGAGTTAGTTGTACATCATATACATTATCTACATCTTCACCACAAGCACAAAGTTTTTCATACACTGCGTGTGATGGAACTTCAGCAGGTGGAGCAATAGGTGGTGTAGGAGGATATGACCAAGAAACAATATGTGCACAAACAGGAACAGTTAATCCGGGATTAAATTCAATAGGGACTAATGGGTCTTGTTAAAATATAAAATTAAATTATGGCTACATACTATTTAGACGGAACAACACTAACAAACTCAACATCTGTATTTGATGATGCTGACTTAACTACTTGTGCGGCAGATGGATTTTATTCAGATGGTGTTGTAAGCAGACAATTATTAAATTGTGTTTTACTTCCTGCACAAACTTGTGGGACTTGTGCTCAACCTTGTGATGGAACTATAGCTGCATCAGGAGACCAAGGTGTATTTATTGTTGACATTGACTTAGGTGGAACAAGTACTGACACAGGAGCCGCAATAGTCACATTTAATCCTGCTTCAATTCCTGATGGTATCATAGTAACATATGATAGTTCAAGCTATAATAAATTAGTTTCAGCAACTGAAGGTGTATTACAAGCAAACAATGCAGGTGTTCCTGATTTAACTGTTCCAACTTTTGTTGGTAGAATTGGTAGTCAAACAAATTGTAATGGTGGTACTCCGGGAGCAATAGAAGGTACTTATACTTTAAATGAAGACGAATACATAGGTGGTGCATTTGTTCCTACAGGAAACCAACAAATTATTACTATCACCTCTACAGGTAATCAATTAACAACTAATGCTCCGAATAATTGTATGATGGTAATACCAAAACCAACTCCTTCTCCAAGTATTATGCAGGTACAGGTTTATGGACCTTGTGGTTCAACGGGATGGAATAT